CAGCGGAGTCAACGGCTCCTGTAGCTTGCTGTACCATTTGCTGAAGGCTTGCAGCTTGTGCAAAAGTAATTTGACCAACTTGTCCAAAGTTGAACGGTTGAAGTACTTCACGAGGATCTCCGTTAGTAAGAATCATTTTACCGGGACGGACCTCTGGTCTAGCCCCTCTAGGAAGCCGTGTAGCGTCAATAGCGAGCATTGGATGTATTGTAAGACTCAGGGCATCAATACGTGCTCGTAGCTCTGTGTCTAGAGCTTTCTGAGAATTATAGCCCTTCTCACATACCCCACGGCCCCAGAAACGTCCGGGTACTACGTCCCACGGGAACGCAACAACAGGACGGTCATTCATCATGTACGGATTAGCTTCTGCCTTCAAGAGCGTACCGCCGTTAGCGATAACCACGATGGCCTCTACGTACTTAGAATCCTCTTCTACGTCTACGCCTTCAGCCTCTAGTAGTTCACGAGGCACCAGACCGTAGTACTTAGTCAGGCGTACCTTATCGTCGTTGTAAATCGTAAGGTCTTGGTCAGGCTCTAGGTCTGCATCAGGGGCCGCTGATTCAATCAGGGCTTCTCTGTACACGCCCTGCTCCTGTAGTATCTCTACGCTGTGCTTAGACACAAACTCGTCAATAGCAACACCCATAGCGTCATCTACTGACGTAGCCACGGGATCAATCAGAAAGTTCTGAGGCAACACGGGCTTCAACTTGACTACAACTCTGTCAGTAATGTTGACACCTACAGCAGTCAACTGTCCGTCCATAATAGGCTCTGTAGCCGGGGCCATCTCTTTGATTTCTTCTAGAGTGATCTCACCAACACCCGTGCCAAACACGGCAGAGTTAATCAAGCACTCAGCAACAGCTTTACGAATTTTGCAGGATTCAAAGTCTTCCGTTAGTTTCTTGCGGAGATACAGTATGTCCTGCTTGTCTTGGTCATTGGTATCGTCAGCAATATCAAACCACTTACCTCTGCCAAACGTGGCTTCCTCTAGCTCCGCTACGTTAGACTCTACAGCTTGCTGAAGCGCAGGAGAAATAATGCGAGAACGTTCAGACGCTCTTTCAGAGTCAGCAGGGTCCCACTGCCCTCGCCATAGCCTATAGTATTCTTCAAAACTTTGTTCGTAGTTTGACTCATAGTGATCTCTCCAGTTTTCACACTTGGTAATCACCCACTCTTCCAACGACTCCTCAATCATCAGAGGGTCTTGGCTATAGATTTCTTCTGCCATCAGTTAGGTTCCTTAAATCACAGCAATGGAGTACCCTAGTGTAAAAAACACTACAGCACTGATTGCTAATATTCCGTAGGTATTAAAAGGTCTGAAAACTTTCATTTCTAATATCCTGCAATTACATCTAGTATTTGATGATCGTCAATTTCAAAGTCATAATGATACGCAACTTTAGCTAGCTGGTCTATATATGCTAATGCATCTACAAGATCATCATGAGTAAGAGGATCTGGAAACTGAAAAAGTTGGTCTAAAAACTTTGAGTTCCACGTTCCTTTGTTTAATGTTATTTGAGCGTTTTCAAACCTTCCTTGTAATGCGTACATAACTCTGTCAGTTTTTTTCTTATTACCATGAGAAAGTTCTTCTACTCTAAAAAACCTTCCGTACTGTTTCATAAGGTTTGTCAAAGGACTCATAATTGCTTGTCGCAAGACTCCTTTTTCAATACCAACACTAACAGGTTTGTAATCTCTAACGGCCTGAAATATCTTGGTGGCAGTCTCATCAAAGCTCCACCGCCCGTGTATAATATTATCAACGTACCAACCACTAGGACCAGCTTTAACAACAACGATTGCGGTTTCATCTAATTTAGTATTTTTTGTTCGCTTTTTATTAACTTCTTCAAAACCAGCCAAATCAATAGCTATGTAGTAGTCTCCGTCTTCTGGTTCTTCTCCAAAGTTGACCCAATCTTCTTTGAACATTTCTGAGCCTCTGGCTTCAAATGAGGCCATAAACTCTTGTCGGAAGGCGTAACTCGACATTGATTTTTTTGCCATGTCGATTTCAGATGCGTCCAAGATTGGGTTGTTGTAGCTGGTGAAATGCCAGCCCCTGTAAGTCTCATCGTCACCTAGTTCTGCGTACTTGTACAGTTCATAGAAGTGGTTCCTGCCCATAGGCGTACCTATGAACAACGCTGATCCCTTTTGGTCAGCTAGTGCTGGACGGAGGATTTGTTCCCATACGTCAGGCTTCATGTCTGCGTACTCGTCCATCACGAGAAACTTCAAGGACACACCACGCATTGTCTCAGGCCTGTCGGCTCCCTTGAGACTAATCGTGGCCCCGTTGACCAGCCTGATCTGCAGATTGTTAATATGTGATCCTGCAATCACAGGGTGTCCTAGCTCTAAGAGGGTCTGCCACATGATATCACGGGCTTGTCCCTGCGTAGGCGCTACGTAAAAAACGTGTCCTTTGTCGGACTGTAGGGCGTTGATAATCAACATCCAAGCGGCTAGGCGGGACTTCCCTGTCCGACGCCCAGCGGCTACTACTTTGAACCTAGTAGGATCAGAGTAGACTTCTTGTTGCCACGGTAGTAGCTGTACATTAAGGTCGGTCAAACGTTACTCGTCCCACCCTGCGTCTAGCTCGTTGTATTCACCGTCACCGTTGGTGTCACACGCACGTTGCCACCACACCATATCAAAAGTCAATCCTTCGCTCCAAGGAATGTACGCTTTACACCACTCGTGTGAGCCTACAGAAAAGTCATCTTGTGGTTGAGCAACGTAATCACGGATTGACCAAGGCTCTTCAGCGTAGAAATGGGTATCCTTGTTGTTCATTATTTTACGTGTAAACAGCGTATTCCGTCCGGTGCTGATGTAGATTTCTTGGTCTTCTTCTAGTGTATACGTAGAACCATCGTCATAGTTAATGACAGTTTGACCAAAAGCGGCTGATGAAAACAGAAAAAGAGAGGCTAATAGATATTTCATTTAGTTGTTTCTCCTGAGTCTTTAATAGAGTTAATTGCTTCGTTAAAGTCTTTAGATCCACCAAAGTGGTAGAAGATTTGTGGTATAGACCGCTTCCCTGTCATCGTTTCCACTAAGTCCCAACCAGCTTGACCGGGAGGTATCTCAACGTACTTGTAGTCCATGTTGAGTTCTTTTAGGGTCTTTTTAGTTCTTACACAAGCAGGACACCAATCTGCCCCTAGAAATGTAATCATAGCTAGTACGTCCAGATAACTGGAGCAGACCCCCTTGTATCTACGTGAATAAAGTCACTAGCAACGCCAATCCCAGCGAAACCCATAGCTAAAGCCTCTCTTATTATCGTATACCGGTGGGCAGAGTTAGTTATTTTAATGTCTGCCGCTATGCCTTGCGCGTGAGTTCCGGGTACATCCTTTTTTGCTTCGATTGGGTGCTGGGGTGACCTGTAGCCACTAGTGATAACAAACGGAAAACCACAACGATCCCTAAGTTCATCTACCATTTCCATGAACTCAGGTTCCATGTTGTTTTCACCTGTATGTTGACAGTCAAATTCAGATACGGTAAAATATCTCAACTGGTTTTATCTCTCAAGTACTCAAAAAAAAGAGCAGATTGTTCTTCTGCTTCGTCAATTAGCAAGTTCGCCTTCGATAGGCTGGCTCTCTTCACTGCCATCACTAATTGTTGTAGTTCCAACCCCAGTGATATTAATCTGGATTGCACTTCTTCCACCATCTTTAGTCACATCCTTTTCAAATGCAGCAACAGGAAGAATACGATCCATAACTAACTTCCATGCTGCTGCTTGATTCTTATGATCTGGGTCTAATGCTGCATCAAATATAGCATCCATTACTGCACGAGAACGAGGAGAGTTTAACATCCTTGCTTTGTACTCGTTTATGATTGCTGCATCACCTTTAGGTCTACCTACAGCCCCTCTGCCCCCTTTTTTCTTGGAGGAAACAGAAGATTTTTTAGGGCGACCAACAGGATTACCTGAACGTTTGTCGTTATCCATACTATATAGACTTAACCTAGTTGGGTTTTTGGTTCTTTTCTTATATTTGTTCCTAATTGTTGTGCTTAGGAACTGCATTGTTCTATATATATGTATTATTATACCATACTTTTTTGTAAAAGTCAAGAGATATTTATAAAAAGAGTAAAATTACCTGCCCGACAGTGTATTTATAGTGCAGATTCTGTGCATTTACAGTGCAGATTACACAGTACTAGTTAGTACTTACTAACTTTTTAATAAATAAGGACAATTTACTAGAATTACTATGGCCTAATTTGACCTTTTTTTGTGTCTGGGTAGCACCACCGCCGCGCAGACTTGCAAAATCCCCTCCCCCGGCCTTAAATGAGAATGGAAATGATAATGATTTGCATTTGCATTAGAGCACCAGGGCATAGATGATAATGATTCTCAATAGCATTGCGGAGATATGTCAAGTGTGTGGGTTTGTGAAGGTGCCTATATAGCCCAACGGCATAAGCTCTCAGAAGCCACAGGAAGCCCGTCACAAGCCGATAGTGCTACCCCATGTCCTACCATTCAGGGATCGCTAATCGCCTAATGAGAATGATTCTCAACAAGTTGACCACGGTCAAACCATTGACGGCACTTGCCATATATGAGAGCATCAAGAGATGGTGCTATTCCGCACTGATGCTAAAAGGTAAATTGATATGACTACTCAAACCAAAATCAGCAAGGCAGTAACCTCTGCCGCTCGCACTGCCGCTAATGACTTTTTAGGCACTGAACAAAAAGTTGCCAAGCTAGAAGGCAGTACCGCTCTCAAACTGGTAAACAGCATCGCCAAGGTATGCCACACTAAAAAGGATTGCGATGCCTACCTCGCCACCTATGAAGAAGTGCTGACAGAAGCAGGATATAAAGCCGCCGCCAGCATGACGTCAAAGGTAAAGCGCATCGCCTACCTCATGACCAACAGCAATGCGAAAATCTGCAAGGCTCACGGCATCGAGACACCAGAGCAAGGCGAGGAACTGGTCAGATCGAAGCTCTCCGACACCACGGGCATTAGACCGCTATACGATGCACTGGCAGATCCCAACACCAAAAAGGATGCCGAACCGAAGCCCGAAGATGCCGCCCCAGCGAAAACGGAAAAGGCAGAGCCAGACGGTGAAAAGACACTTGCAGAGATCATCACGCCACACCTCGCACCTCTATGGTCAGAGGCAAAGAGTGCTGGTAAATGGACTAAGCAAGATGTCATTGAATGCATCACCGATCTGTTACTCGCAGATGATTGATCCAGACATTGCTTGGACTATTATCATCGCTGGGATTCTCTTGGTCTGGTACTTTGACATAATCGAAGACTAGCCATTCCCCCACTACAAAACCCTGCCGCAATGGTGGGGTTTTTTTATGCCTATCAGAAGCTCTCAGAAGCCCGTCACAGGACGTTCTATTGCTACCCTATACCCTACCATTACCCCTACCTAATCGCCCCCACAACGCGCCTAGACAAACCCTAAGCTTTATGCGATAATGTTACTATGCTGGGGGAAGTTATGCCTCAGTGTTATATAGCTAGATGATAATCATTCTCAACAAGTTGACCGTGGTCAAAAGAGAGGTGTTGATGCTAGATAAAGTTTGGGTGGTCATGTGCAAGAGCGCCAAGGCTGGTGAGCATATGGAATTGTTTGCCCTGCACAGTAGAGCGAAGTGGTACGCATGGAAGGCGGTACTTGAGTACCGTGAGGACTACGACGATGACGACATCGTGGTGGTCGTGTTCGAAAAAGACATTGATGTGTCTTGTTAAAACTTAAATGCATTTAAGAAATGCTAGGAGGTTGCGATGCGATGTGAAAACAAAGTAAGCCAAACCTACTACCGTGATGGCGAGTTTATGCCGCGCACTATTGAGATGCGGTGCGGTTCTACTTCTGTTCATGGTAGTACGTTGGTATGTGAGGAGTGCGAAGCGAAGCACCATGATGGTTGGCCTGATCGTTGCCGTCATGGTGTGTTGATCACTGAGTATGACTGCGACTGCATGGCCTGCGAATTAGGGGAGGATTAGTAATGGTAGAGCTAACCGTAATTTTATACTTTGACTCCTTGGAGCAAGCGGAGGAGCAAGGTCATCCTGATTCCGTCATGGTTCAAGAAGATGTTTATCCTTTTCATGGTGTGTACAAAATCCTAAGTTTTAAGTGCGCTCACTATGAGGTGGAGGATAGCGATGGATCTTATATGTCTTTGAGTGGGGATATGTGATGATTGAAAAAGTAGAAGAGTCGTTGTATTCAAAGATGCAACCAACGTGGATGCGTAGTGAATGTGGACGTTTGTATGCAAGGCTAGAGAAAGTGTACGCGATGAAGGAGTGCGCTATACGTTCAAGAAGAAAACCATTCAAGGTAATTCTTTACTTTGATGGATCATTTAGTCATCAGTTTTATTTGGATACTATCGAAGATGGACATGATGCTATGCGTAGATATGTGGAGAAGAAGTGATGGTCAGTGTATCCAAGATGAGTGGTAAGTTGGCGGGTATTCCTGCTATCAATACCAACACAGCAACGAACACTTACTGTATCAAACAGTACACTAGTGGTGGGAAAGATAATATCTGCACGATGTGTTACAGCCAGCGGATGCTGAGTACCTATCGTAAGAATTGTCAACCATCATTCCAGCGTAATAGTGACATACTCAGTAGTGACAGGGGTGTTGACATTCCCAAGATCAACGCTGCATTCGTGCGGTTTCATGGTCACGGGGAGCTTATCAATGACACCCACTTCCTCAATCTGTGTGACATAGCGGAGAGTAATGGTCACTGTACCTTTGCACTGTGGACTAAGCGAGTTGACATAGTGCGTCCGAACAGGCATCATGTACCTGAGAA